TCATTCTCTTCTTCAGACGAGTTTTCCTCGCCCTCAAAGCCCCGAATCAGAGGGAGGTTGTTAAGGTTGATATGGGTGGTAGCACGCATCACGCGCATCCTTTCTGAGCCTCTCGCCCGTTTCTATGGTCAGACATCGGTGTTGATTTCTGTACCATTAGATTCGTTAACTCGATTACGATTGTTCGAGTTGTTTTGATCTTCCAAGGTGTCATCCTCGGATGAATTAGGATTCTCAGAACCGACTGGCAACTGAGCGATCATTTGAATCTCAGCCAACTGTCGGTGTTCTTCGAGAAGATTAGTGAAGATATCTTCTGGGAACGTGTAACCGAGCTGCTCAGTCATCTGCTCTCGGTAGTAAGCTCCCGAAATAATCTTCCGGTCGAACATGTTGTTCAACTCATCCATGAACCTAGTTCGGTTCAGTGGGAGTTTCTCGCCAAGCGAGATTACAAGTTCAACCTCAGTCCAATCCTTGCCCTCAAACGCTTTGACCCAGAACTTCCAGTCATACCACATCTGATTGAGAAGAGCAAGCCCATCCTCGTCTCGGCTTTCGATTTTAGCCAAGGTAGGGATGAACTTGAGAGCCAGGGCAACTCCAGACTCAGCGGTCTGAGAATCGACATCGCCCAGAGCGACATCTGATGTGCCACTACCCTCATTGAGCATCTTACCCAAATAGGTCAGGTGGTCTTGTACTGGAGTGACAGTCGAAACACCATCAAGCCGCTTAGCCAGAGTAGCGCCGGGCATCTCCCACACCGCACCAGGGGCAGCAACCCAATCGGTCTCTTCTCCCCGTGCGTTGATCGGTCGACCAGCGTCTGTCACATAGACACCCAAGCCTGACAACGCAAGTGCGATCTCTTCATCAGAGATTGCTTGGTTGATGGCTTGGAAGATTCGCTCGAAGCCCCTCAGTTCTGAGTTACCGAATGGGTAACCGTCGGCTGGTTGGTTTCTGAAGTGATATACCGGAATGACCGAGATGTCTTCCGGCAACTGAGCAGCGGGCAGAGTAGACTTAACGCGAACCTGGTTTTCAGGGCTGTCCCACTCATCGACCTCCCAGAGGTTTTCCTCACGCCAGACAGTCTTACGGCCGTCGGATGCAGGCTCGCCGTACCAGTACTTGAGTTCTTTGATGACGAACTTTTCTGGGTCATCTGGGTGCTCCCATTGTTCGACTAGGCGAACTGATATAACCTGAGTCATATCGTCCGGATCGTACTCTGGAAAGTAAACGGCGGGGTCAATGCTCGTCAGGCTGATTCTCGTATTCTCTGCCTTCTCTTCATTCGCCGTGATGTGGAATAGCCAGTCACCCCTCATCACCCCCGAATGCTTCGCCGTATTCCATCGACTGAAGAAAGCCTCCCGCTTCAGGAAGTTGTCGAGGAATTCCACGAACTCAGAGTTTGTCTCAGGGGTGTCGACCTTGATCCTCAGCCCCTTCAGAAGGTAGTAGGCTGTCGTGTTAACAACCACCATTGGCTTGGGCACCAGAATCGAAGCCCCATCGTCGCTACGACGAATGAGCTCGAATGTATCTTCTACGTTCCAGTACATCCCCTCATATGCCGCGTAGGAGGAAATGCGCTCCAACTCTTCCGGGGGGACCCAGGTCGGTGGATCTGTCACGTAAGGCTTAACAGTAGTCCACTGGGTAAGGGATTCGACATTGCTCATCGGGTTCTCCTCTTGAACTTCACTGCAGTCTGCCTCGTCTTCCTAGTGCTTGTCCCCTCTGTAACCTTAGGATCAAAGTAACCATAGATGAACCGGCTTAGTGCTTCAGGGCCATGGTTGTCTTTATCGAGGGGAGTTTCTGAGTCATTCTTCGAGTCAATCATCTCACGCTTGCGAGTGGGCCAGCGGTAACCCTCGCTCATCTCCCAGATGAGGTGAGTACAACTTCTGTCGATGGTGATGATCGACTGCTGTTCCTCAGGCGGTGCATCGACCGGCTTGGGCTTCAACCGCTCACGAATCATCATGTTGCGGGTCTTCAGCTCTCCGCCCGTGCCCCCCGTGTGGGAAACACCCAGCTTCTTCTCAAGCATCCCAGTGTCATCGGGGTTATGAGGGTCAGGGTAGAAAGTCTTCAGCTTGGCGCAAAGTGGATGAGGCTTGATGACCTCATCAGCGATACGGGGCGTGTCCATCTCTTTAATGTAATGTTCCCCAATAACGTAAACGTTACCGAAGTTGTCTACCTGAATCCAAAGCCAAACCCAGAAGTTGGTGTAGCCATAGTCGCAAGCTGCATACAGAGGCCAGTCTGGGTTATACTTGATGTCCTTGACATGGACAAGTTCGTCCCACTCCTTCATCACTCGACCGACCTTGTCGACGAATTTGCCGGCGTATTGTCGCTCAAACTCATCCTCGGTCAGGTCTTCTTCCGCCTCAATGATCTCAGGGTCTTGGCGACCCCCTGGGAAAACGTGAGTGTTAGTCCAGCTGGGCATTCTCCATGATTCCCAGCCCTTACTACCGGTGGGGTCTTGGCCTTTGTTGAACCCCCAGTAAAGCAGGGATGACTCAGCTGCTATCTCAGGCACTCCAGCCATAAGACTCCACCCAAGCTTGTCGGATAGCGCTGGCCTAAGGTATTCGGTGAAAATGTAGCGGTGTAGTCTTCCAGCCTCACAGAGGATGACGAAGTCAAGGCCTTCTCCAACCAAGCCATCTGGCGTGCGTGCTGATCGGCACTGGAGATCGAATCCCCATCTGGTTCGGATGTGCATGTTCCCATTGTCAGCATTCCTTGTAAACTTGTCACTCACCTTATCCACACCAAGGTCTTTGTATGTGTCGTAGATGATTCGGAATTCCTTTTCGCAATCTCCATACTCAGGACCAACAAGCCAGCCCGTCATGGGCTTACCCAAGCGATTCATCACGAATCCGCAGGGCTCAACTTCTTTAGCCGCTAGGTATGTCTTCCCCCACCGTCGTCCATTGGACATGACCCGATGTCGATGGTTGTCATAGTGGACAGGAACCTGACCCGGGTGTGGGGTATACCCGGTTTGCTCAAAGTAGACGTCCTTTCTCAGTACGCCTTCAGTCATATTCTTCTCATTTCTGCCGAATCCCTCGGCATCTTAGCGACCGGTTATTAACTCAGTCGATTCGACGAGGCCCGTCTGGGTCACGCCAGTTCTCAAGCGGAAGCTCGTTCATGTCTTCCCTTTGCCCCGTCTGGTAAATCAACCGAAGTTGTTCACTCGGTGTCAGGGCCATGGTGTCGTCTTTGTCGATCAGGGTGTTGGGCTTCATCGTCGCCCCATACTCTGACCCAGCTCGGGTTTTATTCCGCCTAGTCATCGTTGAAGTCCTTAGCTGTAAACTCGATTGCCTCGCCCGATGGCAGAGTCACCACCAGGTATCTCAGGTCACCAATCATCTCCGCCTTGTCGCCATCACTCGGACCTACCACACCGCCAGGGTGAGTATGCCAGATGATGATCGAGTCCATGTAGAGCTCATCGCCTCTGCTGTCCGGTTTCTGCAGGTAACCGTTGAGGGCGTTAGTGAACCCCGCCGGGTCAAGGATGTATGACCAGGTCGGGTGCTTGGCGATGTTCGAGATCTCTACCAATGTGTTGTCGGGCAGGATAACCCCGCAGGCCTCATTCGGGTGGGCAACCATGCCCAGCTCCATGATCTTATCAACCGTGCTCGGCGTAACTGATGCCCGTAGCCTTGAGTTCATGTTCCACCGCCTCGAGATCGCTAGGTGTAATGACGCCAGCACGAATCAGCGCAAGCCGAAGCACCGGGTCACCGCCTGGTAGCCTCTTAATTTCAGCCCTGGGCGCTTCGGAATCATCGCCTGCAGCATTACGCTGCTCATTTCGTTCTGCCGCCTTTTCTGCGGTTTTCATGTCAGTTAGCAAACCATCCTCAGAGAAAGCATGCTGAAACCCCATATGATCTGAGCGTGCCCGCCCGCATAGGGAACACAGGGGCAGACCCTCCCCAGTATGTAATGGCTCAGTCATCATCGCTCCAGCTCTCTGCATCGACAATCTCACTACCCTGCAATATCGGCAAGCTAAAGCTAGGCGTCGAAGTGTGGCTGACAGAGGCCATCGGATTATCACCGCTGGGCAGCTCGCCCAAAGCATTCGGTTGCACGATCGCCATGCCAAGAATGCCCTGCAGTTTCACCGAGATATCGCTCTCTTGCCTCTGTGTAGGTTTGCCGACAATGTGCTCAAGCAAGAACTTAGCAACATCGACCCTGACGTTAGCACTCACGTTTGGCCTGCCTCGGGCATCTCGAGAATCATCCTCCATGAGGGTCTTCAGCATCTCGAGGGCACCAGTAGTGAGATGATTCATCTCAGACTTAACCATAGTGCCGAAACGCTTCTGAGCTTCTTCACGGACAGCGTTAGTGACCCACTTCGGCGAGCTACCCTGAAACGTGCCATTCTTGTTACGAGGTCGCCCTCGAGCAAGTTCTTCGTCGTCCCACTCCTCAATCGGTTTACCCAGCAGCTCGAGGTACTCATCTACCTTGCCATTCAGGCGTCTTGCCCTGGCTCTGATCTGCTTCGGGTTAGCGCTTGCTACAGCAAAACCACTACCCTTTTTCTTGTTACCGCTAGATTCCGTCGGGGATTCTTCGCAGTTGAGGTCCAATACGTAAGGTGTGGCGCCAGCCATAAGGTCTCCTTCTTCCTCAGATTCTCTCTAAGGAACACTGGCAATAGTGGGGGGTGCGACCTCCTCAGGTGCATATTCACAAAGGAACGCAACCAACCAAAGAGCTGCACCTGAGGAGATCGTACTCAGGCTATCATCTCCAAACCGCAAAAGCAAGGCCACGGGCCGGTTTATTTTTACTTGGCTAAAAGTTTGTTCTCGTCCTGGTAGAGAATGCGGCCATCAGAGGTAAGACCTCATTTAGCTATGGTAAATACCCACACATCCAACCCAAGCTTATTAGCATGGTCGATCATATGTGTAGTGCCTTTGCTGCCAGGAGCCGGAAAGCAGATCACGGTAGCAGCAGTATTGCCATGCCGATCCAGCATCTCAAGGTTTCGCTTAGGCCCCGCAGAACTACCATGCAAGCCCCACTGTGCGCCATAGATTCTG